TTTGTCGCCGGAATACCAGCCAAGAATTTGAGGCGCGCATCAAGGGCTTTATCGCGCGGCGCGGCGGCTGGCAAAACGTGTTTGGCAATCAAGGCGGCGCCCGCGATGAATTGGACGCTGTGCGTGTGGTCAGTTCCCGCGCCAAGGTGATTGACGGGGCTTTGATGGTGGCGCGCTCCACCAATAGCCATATCTGAGGGGGCGGGCATGTCTTTCACCTGCGATGAATTGAAGATGGTCAGCGATGCGGCAGAAGCTGGGTATGATGATGCTGTGCATGCTTTCAAGCTGGCACAAAATGCGGTGGATCGCAGCCGGAGCAAGAAAAACATAGCCGCGCTGCGCGATACTGAAAGCAAGCTGTGGGTTGCACATTCTGCACACTTCAAAGCCTTGGCCGCCTGGGAAAAGGCTGAGGAGAATGCCAAGCGCTTGGCCGCACGCATGATGCGGCAGGCTGAGGCGGCGCGGCAGGGCAGTTTATTTGGCTAGGCAAGGGCTGGCTTTGGCGATGGCAGCAAGCGCTGCCATCATCCAAGCCAATCAGGGCTTGAAACGGGAAAGGGTGGAAAGATGCGCGACATTTCAAAGGCGGCGGAGCTGGTTCGTCTTTATGTGAAAAGGGAAATGGCGGACATTTCCAATGATGAAAACATTGGGCCTGCGCCGGGGATTTATCTGGCGGTTTTGCAAGCGGCCAGCGATGAAGAAACGGCGCATCTAGGCGTGGCGCTGCTGTGCCGCAATGAAAGCCTGGCTGATCGCCCCTTCAAATACGGCGGGGCCATGTATGATCCACGCTTTCAAATGATGGCCGATGCAATTGGCTGGTGGCCATGACCCCCTTTGAATTGCGCGCTTGCCTTGGCTGCCTGCGCTGGTCGCAGCGCAGCCTGGCGGAAGCGCTGGGCTGCGATGATAGGCTGGTGCGGCGCTGGGCGGCGGGGTCTTTGCCGGTTCCGCCAGTGGTCGCGGAATGGTTGGACAAGGCGGCGCGCTGGCACGCGATGAACCCGGCGCCGCAAGGCTGGCAAAGCCGCGGGCGCCAGCCTGCCGGGCAGGAATAGGAAAGGGCAAGGCCATCATGGGTTGGAAGCGGCGTCTTGAAATTCGCTATCAAGGCAAGCGGCGCATTGTGTATTGGGTGCGGCGCGGGCCACGGCAGCGCGAAGATAAAAAAAAGAGCTCTGCTCACTTGATTGTGCTTGGGTTTGTGTCAGCGGATGAAATTGCGCCGCTTTTTTTTCGTTGCTCGGTTGGTGAGTTTGTTGCTCGGCGGCGGCGCATCGGCTCTTGTGGTTTTCCTGCGCCGGTTCGTGGTTTTGGCGGGCGGTATTTTTCATGGCCTGCCATTCTCAAGTGGCAGGATCGTTGCGCTCACATGAAGATGCCGCGCTGGCGGTCTTTTTCCTATTCAGCCGGGCGCATGTTTGTGCGGGAAAGGTTCCTTGCACCCTCTTTTACGCATGAAAGGCATCGTAAATGGCTGGAAGAGTAAGGCACCTGGTGGCGCGAATGGTTGGCGGGCGGGATCGGTTCTATTGGCAGCCCGCCAAGGCGCTGCGCTTGCAAGGCTGGCGGGCGCAAGCTTTGCCGGATGATCGTGCGCAAGCGCTGGCCAAGGCTGAGGCGCTTAATCTTGAAGTGGATGCCTGGCGCCGTGGCGAAGTGGCGCCGAATGCGCCGGCGGCGGCGGTCAGGCGCGGGCGTAGGGCAGCGCCGGGCAGTGTCGAGGCGCTGATCCAGGATTACAAGGCAAGCCGGTTTTGGCTCAAACTGGCGGACCGGACGCGCCGCGAATATGGGTGGTGCTTGGATGTGATCGCCACCTGGGCGGGGGATATGCCGGCGCGGGCCATTACTGCGCCGGCGGTGCAAGCCTTCTATGCCGCGCAGCTGCGCCGGGTGGAAGGGGCGGGCAAGGCTCGGCGCGTGATTGAAACGCCAGCACGCGCCGCGGCCGTGGTGCGGGTGCTGCGCCTGCTGCTGACGGTTGGGGAGCGGCTGGGCTACTTGGCGCCGGGCGCCAATCCTGCGGCCAAGCCGGGCTTGATCGTGAAGCGCCAGCGTGATCCGGTGCTATGGTCGCGCGACGCGGTCGCGCATATGGCGGCGGTTGCGGATTTGCTCGGCTGGCGGTCGATCGGCACGGCCATCCTGTTGAATGAATGGCTGGGGCAGCGCGAAGCCGATGTGCTGGCGCTGCCACCTTACCGGGAGGAAGGCGGGGCCATTGTGCTGCGCCAGGGGAAAACCGGGCGGCGCGTGGTTCTGCCGGTGCACCTGGTGCCGCATTTGGTGGCGCGGTTGAAGGGTGAGGCCGCGCGGCCCGATGCGGTGCGGGGGCTTTCCGCGCTGCTGGTCCATGATCGGACGGGCCTGCCCTGGAATGAGCATACGTTCCGCCATACCTTCGCAGCCATTCGGGACATTGCAGCAAGCGGGCGGGAATTCGACCCAAAAACGGCATTGCCTGGGGTAGCGCCGATGCCGGCCTGCGCCGAGCTTCGCTTTGCCGAGCTTCGCCATACGGCTGTAACCCGGCTGCATGAGGCGGGCGTGGATGAACAAGGGATCGCCACCATTTCCGGCCACACGCCGGGCAGTGTGCGGGCTATCCTGGATCGGCACTATCTGATCAGAACCGAACGCGGCGCCGAAGCCGCATTCAAGCGTCGCCTGGCGGCAGAGGGGCAGGAATAGCCCGGGCGAACACGTCCAGAACAAGGCAGTTGGAATTCCAGTTGGAATTGAGTTGGAATTCCACCTTGCCGGCAGCTAATTATTCAGTTGGAAGTCTTTGAAATTGCTTGGTGGGCGCACAAGGATTCGAACCTTGGACCCGCTGATTAAGAGTGTGAAGATATTTGAGCAATTTCAAGCCCTTGTCCAATTTTCACTCAGTTAGCCACCCGCAAAAGCCGGAAGCCTGCGCCGCCGGTATCCACCGCGCCTTGCAAAACCGTTTTGCCTTCGATCTTGACTGGCGCACCGTTACCAACATCAACGGACCCGGTCCCCGCCACACGCTGTAAGCGCAGATCGCCGTTTGCCGTGTTTATGTTGACCCCCCAGATTTCAGTTCCATTAGTCAAAATCATATGATTTCCGGAAGCATTGATTACTTTAAGTGTTTCCGTACCAAACGACGCAGCTGCAAATAGTATTGGCGCGTCATTGTCGCCCAAGATCATTTGCTTACCAAGCTTTTTCACCCACACATTATTGTCGCCATGCCAGCCAAAAATAACGCCCGCATCGGCTGTCGGGTAAAGCGTGCCGTTGCCCTGATCCACACACCAAAAGCTGTTCCGGGTCGGGTTGATCGCAAATCCGCTTGCCGTGCCCTTTATGCCGATGCCATTGGTGCCGCTTGATCCCCCCGTACTTGGGTTCCAAAAGTGGTTCGCATCGCAGGATGTGTTGCCATTTATGCGGATCGCTTCAACGGTTGTGTTCACTCGATAAATGCGCGGGTTGATGAATGTGTTGTTGTCTCCATCTTCAAGAAAAATGCCGTAGCCGCTGCCCACGCCACCCCAATTCTGGCCGTCCGGTTCCAGAAACCAATTTAGAGATGTATTGGAATCAGCGCCTACAGGACTGTAACTTGTAATCCAGATACCGTGCGCGCCGCGCACCGCTGCGCTGTCAATGCAGCGCCATGAAAGCCGATCAAACACGCAGCGTTGCGTGTCGCTGGCCTCTGCCATCGCCGCATTACCGCGTGTGGTCAGTTTGTACGCTGCAATAGTTGGGTTAGAAACATAAATGCGAGAAAAATTTCCGTTGCGTATGGAATTGACAAGAAGGCCAATGCCCGCGACTGCTTGACAATCCAACTGCATATCTAACACGCCGCCGCCATACATGCGGCTTGCTCCGATGTTAGAAGCAAAATTCAGCATGGTCCCGCCAGGCGCGCCAGCCCATAAAATTTTAGTCGCAGGACCAAAACCCGCGCCGCCGTCATGTGAGCCGTCAGACCCTTGGCCGATAAGGTTGACGCCGAATAGTCCCGTCACATTCAGCGAAGATGTGATCTTGTAGGTAAGCCCACCAAAATTCACGGAGCCGCCTTGGCGCGCGATTGCGGCGTTGATTGCAGCTTGAATCGCCGGGCCGTCGTCTGTGATGCCATCGCCAACCGCGCCAAAGTCTTTCACATGGATGGTGTCTCGTAATTTGCTTTCAACGGTGCGGCTAACTGAGCCCGTGCCGGTTTGCTCGGCACGCAAGCCGCCAGAAATGAAGCGCGACACTTCCTGTCCATTGACGGCAACCGCAATGGCACCAGGCTGAGAAAATAGCCCGGATGTATTGTCATTATTCGGCGTTAATCCGGGGGCGGTGGCGCTGCCAGGTGTAAAACCAAAGCGTCCGCTCATGTTATCGCCAAGGCGGGAAATAGCATCAAGCACCGTGCCTGCTGCCGGCGTGGCGGCGTATGGCTGGCCATTGATATCGAAAGCCAGGAAGCGGCTGGCGCGCAAGGCAATGGGTGGCAGGTCCTGCATTGATGGATCGGTTGGCGGAAAAAGCAAGGCATTTCGGCCATCGCGGTAATTCTGCTGGATCAGGATGCGGTTGCGGTTGAATTCCGCTTCCAGTGCGGCGGCGGACAAGTCTCCACCATTGACAAATTGCCCGGTCCGCGCGGCTGACATGTTGGATAGAATGACAATGATATCATTTAGGGTGGCGCCAGCGGTCAGCACTACATTGCCGCCGGTCTGGTTCTGCGCGCCCGTCACTGAATAATCCGCGCCATAGGTCAGGGTGGTGATAACCCCGGACCGTTCCCGCCGCACCTGCAAATCCGTGGCGGCATAGATAGGGAAATCATAGGGGAAAACGGTCTGCCCCGCCGTGGCTACAAAGCGCTCGCGGCGGTCATTGTCTTGGATTTGAGCGATAGGCATGGTCTATCCCTTTCAGAAGGCGGTCGCGGGCATGATGCGTTCTTGGCCGAAGTCTTTACGGTTGCGTTCCTGCTGGCGGGCAATGAAGCCGGGGGCATAGGCTTCCCGCAGGGAATTCAGGATCAGCAAATCAAGGGCAGGCTTGGCGTACCACATGTTAATGATGGGGGTGTTTTGCAGGCCGAAGTTGATCCAGTCGCCAAGCTTGGCTTCACCATCGCGGGTAAGCTGAGACAAGCTGACGAAGCGCGCGGCGGTGGCGCCAGTTGGGCCAAGGATGGTTTCGGCTGGCCCATTGCCAAAGCGATTGGATTGGGCAAACAGAAAGTCGCCATAAATGCCAAGGCCACCTGATTGCGCCAGCGCTGCCAGCCAGGTTTTGGGCTTTTCCGGATCGCGCGGGCCATAGCCTTTCACGAAATCCTTAGCGGTCATGGAAAGGTAGCCCATCACAATCATGCCGCCGATCAGCGCGCCCAAGTTTTTGGTCTGCAAAAGGCGTTCGTCTGGGGTGTAGCTGTAAAGGGATCGCCCCAGCACGCGATTGGTATAGGCAAAGGGGAAGGCTTTGAATTGCATGACAAAGCGCGCCACCTCGCCAGTGATCGTGCCAGCGCTGGTGCCCTGATACATTTGGCGGCGGGTGCGCGCATCGGTTTCAATAAAGGCAAAGCCCAATTCATCGGCAAAGAACCCGCGCAAGCGTACCTCCAAGCTGCGCTGGGTGCGGGCCAGAATGCGGTCCACCTGGTCGCCATAGCTATCAGCCTCCGCTTTGGTATCAGCGGCGCGAGCTTCGGCGCGCGCTTCCATCCGCGCGGTGAATTGGTCAAGCTCCATTTGGCGGCGGTTCCACCAATCGCCAAATTCTTGAAGGCGGCCTTTCTCGGCTTGGGTTGCTTCCCGATTGATGGCGCCAATGGTGCGGCGCAGCGCATCCAGGCGGGCGCGCAATTCGCCTTCCGCGCGAGCGGCAAGCGTGGCCGGTGCGCCTTCATCCAGATAGCGTTCGGCGCGCGGGTCAAATACGCGCCCGCCTTCCGTTCCGGCGGTGCTGCGGATTGTGTTGCTGCTGCGCGGCGCGGCGGGGTCTGGCGCGGCTTCCTGCCAGGCGCGGCCATCTGCCACGGCCTGCTGGAATTCAGCCAATTCATCCAGGCGCAATTGCAATTCGCCCATGCGGTCGCGCATGGTGGCCACGCGGTCAGCGGCGGCGGCTTCCCCCTGAGCGTTCCGCTTCTGCAAGCGGGCAACCATCAGCATGGTGCTATTGCGAAAGCCATCGGCGCGACGGGCCATCCATTCCGCTTCCTTGGCATCATTGGCATGGCGCTTGCCGATACGGTCAGCCAGCCCGCTTTGCATGGCTTCCAGGTCAGGGCGCGCTAGATCAATCAGAGTTTGGCGCGGCAAGGTTTCGATGCGGTCTGGCGTGATGTACCAATCGCCGCTTTCCGCTTGCCAGGTTGTGGACCGGATGGCGTTCCATTGGTCTGCCGTGATGTTGTGCATTTGCAGAATGCGGCGATAGCGTGGTTGCAGTTGATCAAAGGCGCTGTCTCGATGGATGGCCATTTCATGCGAAAGCATGCGGGACCCGCCTGATTTTGACATATCCCCCCACCATTGCATGCCTTGCCATTTGAAAAACCCATTCAGCAGCTTGTGAGTGGTGCCTAGTGGCATGTCTTCGGCCAAGCCTGCGGCGGTGATGTGGCCTTTCATGCCATCCATCCCGGCATTCAGGATGGCGGCAATGTCGCGTTGTTCAGCGTTGCCGCGCCCCCGGAAAAGCTCTTTCAGGTTTTCATTCCAGGCGGCCATGATGGGCTTGCCTTGGTTGGTCAAGGCAGCCGCGCGCGTCACAAGATCGCTGGCATTGGAAAGGACGGCACCGGCAAGCTTGCTCAGGCTTTGCCAGGCGCGAATTTGGGTGGCAATTTCTGCCACGCGGGCATTTTCTGGTTTGGTGCTAAGGCCCTGCACCTCGGCCAAGGAAGATGCAATGGCATTGCCGCGTGTGCCCGGCTGGAATTTCTCGCGAAGGCCTGGCGGTGCGGTGCGATACATGAAGGCTTGCAATTGCGTCAGCGCATTGGCCGGATTGGTGCCAAGGTGTTCCATCTGCGCGGCCAGTTTGGCGGCGCGCTGGAAGTGCCCCAGCATGGCGTCATGCACATTGCCTTCGGTAAATCTTTCGGCATAGCGGATATGCGCGTCAGCATCTTTGAAATGCAGCACGCGCGCATGGGAAAGGCGGGTGGAAAGATTGGCCGGGGTGATCCTGCCAGTTACTTCGGCGCCAATGCCGTTTCGGTCCACGCCAGTCGTGATGCTTTCGTAGATGTCGCGCAGCATATTGCGCTGCATGGTTTCATTCATGCCGTCGAAGGTGCGGGTGCGGTCCAGTTCTGGCAGAATGGCATCAATCCATTCATCAGGTGATACGCGCCGCACAAGCGGGGATGAATGCGATTGCGGCCCCCAGCCATCCAGGCGGCCAATCATGGCGCCGTGATCGTTCAAATCCAGCCGGGTGCGATTGGCCCAATCCGCATAACCTTGCGCCAGTAACTGCGCATCCTTATTGCCGGTGCGTCCTGGCTGGCCATCTTTGCGCAGATCATACATTTCTCGCACCACGTCAGCGGCAAAAGCCTTGTCGCCTTTTTGGACAAGGCGACCGATTTCCCTATTTCCCAGCATGAAGCGATTGAAGTCCTGCATGTAGCGGCCAAGGTAGCCTTGTGTCGCCTTTGCAATGCTGTCGCGCGTGCCTGCCAATGGCGAATTGCGGCCTTCCAGCCAAGCCAGCCAGGCGTGATCATGGCGCATGCCCGCGCTGGTTAGCGCGGTCAGGTGATCCTTGGCTTTTTCCAGTTTCAGGATATTGGCGGCGCGGTTGCGCAGTTCCAAAGCCGCCGCAATCTTTGCCTTATCCGCTTCGGCTGCGGCCAAAGCACGCAAGCGCGCATCCAAATTATCCACATTGCCGCGCGCTTCTTCCAGCTTGCGCAAGTCTTCCATCCGCCGGATCAGGTCGGCGGCGTCCTGATCTGTCAGCTTATCGCCTGAAGCGCTGCGCACGGCGGCGATGCAATCCGGTGTAACGCCCATGTCAGCCTCTGATCACGCAGGTTGCGGCGGCGTCATAGGCATCTGCCATGCGCTCGGCTTGGTCTTGAAGGGTGCGGGCTTCGTCCAGGTAAGCGCGCAATTCCGCCCGCGCATCGGCGGGCAGTGTTTCGCTATCCAGTAAGGCAGTCGCGCGGCGCAAGCTGCCATCATCGCCAATGTCCAGCCCCATTTCCGCCGCACGGCTGGCCATGCTGCTGCGCGGCGCATTGCCTTCTGTGCTGCCTGGGGCGGGTGGCCGTTCGGGTGGCGGGGTTTGCAGCGCTTCGGCGCGCGGCGCGTAGCTGTCAGCCGTCAAGCCCCGCAAGGCAGGGTCGCTTTCAAGCCCGGCCTGGCGCAGCGTGGCGGCCATAATGTCACCAAGGCCGGGCGGCGGCGTGCCAAACATATCGGGGTCGCGCGGTGCTTGCTCTGCAAGGCGGGCAAAGCCATTCAGCCTATCGGCTGTGGTTTCTGCCCCTACGCGGCCAAGCTCGGTGCGGATCGGCTGGCGCAGCAACAGGGATAGCCAGGCGCGTTCAATGGGGGTTATTGGGTCAAAGGCGTCCACCTGGTCCATGATGGCACCAAGCGGCTTATTGCTGGCGCGCGCATCGGCAATGCGCTGCGCTGCCCGCACCAAGGCAGGCAGGCCATTCAAATCCGCCGCAATGTCTCCGGCTTCAATGGCGCCGCGCAAGCGTGCCAGGGCGGGCGCTGCGGCCATCAGGCCACGGCCCATGCCTGCTTCCGCGTCATCCTTGGAATTGATCAGCCGGTCAAGCAAAGGCGTTTCGCCATAGGCGCGGGCCATAAGGGCACGCTCAAGGCGGCGCACCCCATCCGCCGTAAGCGTGCCCCCGGCCGATAGGCTGCGGCTCTCCGCGCCAGTCAGGCTTTGCACCAATGCCCGGATAAAATCGGCATTGGCTTCCGTCATCAGGTCATTGGATCGCAGCAAGCGCAACATGTCGGGCGTCAGCCGCAGCGCATCGGTGCGCGCCTGTTCGGTTGGTGTCAGCTTATCAACCGTGGTCACATTGCTATCCTGAACCAGCGTCAGGCGCTGTTCCGGGGAAAGGTCCGTGGTGCGGCGGCGGATTAGCACGGGCGCCTTCATCGCGGCGGCGTCTTCAAAGCCTGCCTGGACCAGATAGGCGCGATAGGTCTGCGCGGTCGGCAAGCCTTCCTGATAGGCCAGCATCACGGCCATGGTGCGGCCATTGCCGCTTTCCACCACGCCATCAGGCCCGACTATTGGGGCGCCGGTGCTGGTCAGGGGGCTTGCTTCAACCTCCTCTGGGCGTAGCAATACGGCAATGTCTCGCACCTGGCCTTGGCGTTCTAGCTGCGTGCGGTCGCGCGGTTGCAGCGCTTGGGGGAAATTCGGGTTTTCGTTGAAGGTGTCTGGACTATGTGAAACGGTCAGGTCGCTGGCTTCCACAACCTCAAAGCGGCTTTGCACCTCAAGCCCGGCGGGCGTGGTGGCGCGATTGATCACGCCTGGCGCGGCGGGTTCCGTGGCGCCGATGGGTCGGGCGGCCGCGCGGGCGGATTTGCCTGCGCCGTCTTCTGCCGTCGCTTGCTGGCCTGCCTTGAATATCTGGTTTTCCCGGATCAGCGCTTCCACCTGGCTGCGGATGGCGGGTGGCATTTGCAGCAAGTCAATCTCGCCACCATCGGCAAGCTGCACGGCGGCGGCATTCAGGGCCCGGAGTGCGTTATCCTGTTCGGTCGGGGTCAGCGGTTTCAGCGCGGGATCGGAAAGCGGGTTGGCTGTGGCGCGGCGGCCAAGCGCGGCGGATAGGCTGCCGCCCAGCACGGCGCCGCCGGCGGTGCCAAGCGCCAAATCCTGCACAATTTCAGCCCAGCCAACATCATCGCCAAAGCTGGCGCGGTCGCCATAGATGAAGGGCGCGGCAACGGCTTGGCCTAGCAGCGCATCAATAGCGCCGGTGCTTGCACCAAATCCGGCGCGCGCTGCAACGCCGCCGGTACGCGCGGCTTCGGCTGCTATGGCTAGGCGGTAAAGGCGTGAACCTTCGCGGGTTGCGCGCGCGGCGGCCAAGGCTGGCCCGGCAAAGGGGATGAAGTTCTCGGGCGTGGGCAGGGCGCCCACAATGCCAGCGCCAAAGCTCAGTGCGTAATCCAGAGCATCAGGATTGCGCGCGGCCATGCGCGCCTGGCGCGCTTGGGTTTCGTCGAAAATTTCCGCACGCGCGCGGGCGGCGGCAATGGTCATGCCTGGCTGATAAGCGAGGTCTTTGCGCGTGAATTCACTGGCGGCGAATTCTTCCGGCGTCAGCCTGGCAAGGTCTGCATCTGCCGCGTCAATTTCCGCGCGCCGCACGCGGGCGGCCAAGGTGGCGCGGCCTGCCAGCGTGCCATCCTGGAAAGAGCTTCTGCGCACGTCCCCCAAAAAAGACCAAAGATCAGGCCGCATATCGGCGGCGGCAAGCGCTTCCCCGGCAGAAACGCCGGGGCCTGCGCTTGGCGCTGGGATAAGCGGCTCAGTCATTGGGCACTGTCCGCATGAAGTCTTCGAAGCTTTGCGCGGCGCCTTCACGGTTGCGGCGCAGTTGGCGGCGGAGGCGGCTATCCATGGCGTCCATGGGTTCCGGGCTGGCGGTGCGGCCCGTTAGCGGCGCGCCTGAGAACATGCCGCGCCCGGGCGACGGGCCAAGGCCGGCCATCAGCGCATCCTGTTCTGTCACCACAATTGGCTTGCCATCAGCGCCCCGGATCGGCTGCGGCATGCCGCGCAAGTAAAGGGCGAAGTTGCCTGCGCCTTCATCAAGCCATACGGCGCGGTCGCGCATGATGCGCGGCAATTCGCGCGGCGCATCGGGCGCGGCGGCAAGGATATCCGTGATGCGCGCATCGGCAATGGTGCGAAGGCCGCTTGTCAGCCGGTCAGCATTGGCGCCGGTGCTGGCGGAAACCAGCACGCCTTCATTGCCGCGATTGATCACCTGGCGATGGCCGAATAATTGGCGATAGGCTTCATCTACGGCGCCGCTGCTGGTGCTGCCGCTTTGGCCTGCCCGCACTATGGCGATGCGCTGCAAGATTTCCCGTTCCCGTTCGCCGGTTGCGGTGAAGGCAGCGCTGCCGGATGCCTCGGCCTGGGCGCGGCGCAGTGATCCCATTTTATCGGTTGCTGAGGAAAACCAGCCGCCGGTTAGGCCAAAGGCGGAATTGACATTTTCCGTGACGCTTTTTCGTGTGGCTGCATCTAAGGGCAAATCGCGTTCTGGGATGGCAAGCTCGGTCGCAATGCGCTGGGCGATGGGCGCGCTGGCGTTCCTGGCAACCGTGGCGGCAATGGCCAGGTGATCAGGCAGCCCAGCTTCTTTCATGCTGGCCAGAAACTGCGCGCGGTTTTCTGGCGATGCCAGGGTTGCAGTCGTCACCGAAAGCTGCGCCACGCGGGCGGCGTCATTCTGCAATTGCGAAAGCTGATAGACCATGGCGTTGGCCAAGGGCTTGGGCAGGATATTGCGCTGCTGCGGCGGCACGCCCAAGCGTTCCTGCTCAGTCGCCACGGCTTCCAGGAAGTTGGGCAGGCGCTGCACATTCCCGGCTTGAACCTCCCCGGCCAAAGCGCGAAGGGTGGGGGAGTTATCCACCACGAAGCCCGCCGCGTCATCGGCCATGGCTTTTTCCCGGTCCACCAAGGCGCGGCGCCATGCGTCCATAGCGCGGGCGTTTTCTGCGGCCTCGTCGCCCAATACCGCCAGATGGCTTTCGATCACGCGGCGTTCTTCAGGGCTGGCAGTGGCGGCCATGGTGGCAAAGCGCGCGCGGCGAACAACCTGAAAGGCATCGGCATTTGCGGCGTCTGCCCATTCCGGCCTGCGGCCTGCGGCTACGGCTTCCTCGCGCGAAATCACGCTGAAGGCTTCCGGGCGGCGCGGGTCAAATTCGCCTGCCTGGCGCGCCAGCCTTCCCATAACCTCGGCTACTGTTGCGCCGCGCTGAAGCAGCGGGGCATTGGCGGGATTGTCGAAAGCCTGCGCCGCGCGGGTTGGGCCAGCCGCTGCGGCATAGATGGTGAAAGCATCGGCTGCGGGATCGGCCCGCACCATGCCGCGCCAGCCTTCTTTGCCCAGGAACCATGCGGCGCGCGCATCGGTATAGGTCAGGCCACGGCCAAGGTTATCGCGTGCCCAGCGGTCTTGTTCATCCAGGAACACGCGGGCGATTGCCTTTTGCGCGTCTGGGTCGTTTTTGGGTTTGTCCTGCACGCCCGCGCGGGCGGCGTAATCGTCCCAAAGGGGTTGCGTGATGCCCAGCAAACCGCCGGCGCTGCCGCCATTATTGTGCTGGCCGATGTTCGGGCGGTTGCCGCTTTCATGCCGCGCCAGCATGGAAATCGCGCGGTCAAGGCTGAACGGACCTGCGGTTGCGGTTGTGCGCGCCACGGCTTCCGTGATGCGGTCTGCCAGAGTGCGGTCGAGCGCCGCGTCTTCAATCTGCGCACCGCGTTCGCGGGCAAGCTGCCGCACGGCCATGGCGGTTTGCGGGTCTGCGGCAAATAGCTGAGTGCCGGGGGCAAAGCGCGCGGCAATCGCGGCGGCGTCTGTGCTGCTGGTGAGCGCCAGCAAATCTTGCCGGGCCTGCCAGCCGGAAATCTGCGCGGCTTCGGCGGCGCGGTATTGCGGCACATTATAGCCCGCGCGCGCCAGCGCTTCATCGGTTATGCCGGAAATCGGGCGCCCGCTATCGGCAATGGCGCGGCGGTCTTGGTCAATCAGGCCGGCGATTTCGGTGCGCGCGGCGGTGCGCGTTTCATTTTCAACGGCGCGGTTTTGTGCCAGGTCGCGGCGAAACTCGCCCGCGATGCGCCGGGCCATGCCTGGCGATATGCCGGGGATTTCGCCCCTTTCGCCACGCGCTTCAAAGTCCAAAACCCAAGCTTCTGTTTGCGGGCTGCCCCTGAACATGCCGCGCGCGGTGCCGAGTGCTTCGGTTTCCTGGGCTGCGGCCAAGCGTTCCGTGATCTGCGTGATGGAAAGCGCGCCCGCCCGCGTGGGATCGGCGGGGATTTCCTGGCCATTCAGCGTGAAGGCTTGGCGAGGGCCAAGCGCAATCAATTCCTGGCGCAGCGTGTTTTGCTCGCGGGCAATATCCACCAAGCTATTGGGGTCGCCAGCGGCGGCAACGGCGGCGCGTTCAATGGCGGAAAGGCGCAAGGGCAGCGCTTCATTAAAGGTGCCTATGCGCTGATCTTGGGTGCGGCGTTCCAGGCCAGTGGTCAGCGCGCGCGTGTAAGGCTGGCCCAGCAAGTCCAGCGTGGGGCGCAGCCTATCTTGCAGCGGTTGCGGCATGCCGGCCAGCACGCCTTCCGTATAGGCTTGGTAAGCCTGCTGGAATGCGCCGGGGTCCGCTTCATGTTCGCGCGCCAGCCGGTCCAGATTACCGCGCGCGTCAATTTCCAGGCGGCGCCCGGCGCCTTCCAATGCGGCGCGATTGAAGGAAGCGCGGTAAAGGCTGCCGCCGTCCTGCATTTGCGCGCCGGGTTCTTTCAGGCCCGCGGTAAGGCCCGCTTCGGCGGCGGCGGCTTGCGCTTCCTGATCATCCCGCCGGGCGCGGGATGCCAGCACGCCATTGATCCGGTCTGCCAGCGAAAGCAGTTGCGGCCCGCCTGTCTGCACGGGCGAATAGCTGGCCTGCGGCAGATTGGTGGCGGGTTCAAGCGCAGCGCGTGCGGTGAATTCCGGGGCGGGCGGGGTGTTGGGGGGCATGTGCTATTGCCTAGCCGGCTGCTGCACATTGATGGTGACATTCTGGCCCGCGCGGCGCGCGGCCTGGCGGTCCAGATTGTCAAACAGGTTGACGCCCGCGCCGATGCTGCCTGCCCAATTGGTAAAGTCTGCACCCATGCCGGTTGCATCCGCTTGGCTGGAAAGCAGGCTGGCGCCGGTGCGCATCTGTTCGCGCCGGATCGTCGTATTGGCGTCGGCTAAGGCAAGCTCGCGTTCTGCCACGGCCCGGGTGTTATCCGCCACGGTTTCCGGTGTGCCATCTAGGGTAAGGCCCGCGCTGGCATAGCGCGCGTTTTGCGCGGCCAGCACTTTCGCCAACTGCTCGCGCATCGCAAGGGTTTGCTGCATTCCGCGCAAGGTTTCTTGATTGGCTGCAAATTGGCCCTGTTGCGCTTGGCCTTGTTGCACGCGCGCCTGCATGCGCTGCGCGCTGGCGCTCTGCTGGCTGCCTGCTACGCCAAGCCCGGCGCTGGTAAGCGCCGCCGCAATCGAAGCATAGGCAAGCCATGGTGTTGCGGTTGCAGCGGCGGCGGTGCTAGCCGCTGCGGCGCTACCAGCGGCAGTTGCAGCCGTGCTAGCGGTTGCCGCGCTGGCGGCTGAGGTTGCGGCGGCTGCCGGCAAAAGGTCTGCGATGAAGGTCATGCGTCCATCCGCACCGTGTAAACCAGCGCCAGCAATTCAAAGGGCGCGGGGATGGTTTGGGAGATTTCGATATCCTGCTGCCGCCGATGCCCCACCATGCCGCGCAAGATGACATCGCCGGAAAATATTGGCGGCGGCGTATCGAGCGGCGCGGCGGGGGCAGCCCCCACCTGGCGGAAAACAACAGGCTGGCCGCGCACGTCAAAGATGCCGGTATTCAGCACGCGCGCGGTAAGGTCTGAAATGCGGGACATGCGGCCAATCAGCGGGCCGGATTGGTCGCGCGGTTCTGCCGGTAGGGTTTTCAGGCGGGTTTCAAAGCCCAAGCCAATTTCTGCCGCGTTGGCTGTGCGTGGCAAGGTCACACTGCCGCCGCTTGGTATGGCGGTGCCAAGATAGGCGCTGTCCGCAATCATCTGCGCGGTCAGCCCATTCAGGTGGCCAAGGCCGGAAACGCTGGAAAACGGGCCGCCCGTGGTTTGCCGGATTGCCCCATCGGTCAGGCAGGCTTCATCCCAAAGCTCAATGCGGATTGTGCCATTCCGCAACACGGCAAAGAAAACCTGGCCATTCATCAGGGCGGTGCAGCTTTTAATCTGGCCATTGGTTTCCCAGCGGCTGAAGGCCAAAACTTCCTGGCTGCGCAGCGTGGTCATGGTGGTGATTGTGCCATCGGCATTGACCATTAGCACATGATCCGCGTCGTCGTTGCTTACGCTGGTGCGCGCGGTCATTTCCACGGGCGCCTTGATCAAGTGCGGCGCCAATAGGCTGGCCAAAGTGCTTTGCCATGCTTGTTCCGTGTCCGCGTAGAGAAATTGGCGCAGCGCAGCGCCGCCGCGCTGGATGAATAGGGTTGCCCCATCCACTTCGGAAATGGGGCTGAAGCGCTTGATGCCGCGCCGGGTTTGCCCTTTGCGTTCCACGGTTTTGGGCGTGATCGGCACGCCTTCAATGGTGTGTTCCGCGCCGCTGGTGAAGATCATCAGCGCGCGGCCCGATGCCATTTGATGGATGGCGTTCAATTGGTCCGTGTCTATCGTGATGTTGATGGCTTGGTCATCCAGGCCCGTGCCAACATCCAGATTGAAAAAATCGCCAATCTTGCTTGCCAGCATGGTGGCCGGGCGGCCTTTCAAGCCACCAAGCCACAAGCGGCCATCATGAAAGGTGCCGCATTCTGGCCAGCCGCGCGTGGCACTGATCACGGCCTCGGCGCCGCTCCCAAAGTCATAGGTTGGAATGCTGGTGAAGGTGATCGCGGTCCGCGTCCAGGTGGTTTCATTGGCGCCGCGTTGGATGCGCTGGGGTTGAATATCCGGGTGGAATAGCAGCAAGGTATCTGCGGATTGCGCCTTGTTCATCTGCGCGGCCTGGGTGGCGTTCCAGGGGCAGCCCGTCACGGTCGCCAAATAGCCACCATCACTGCCGCGAAAAACATCAAACGCGCCGGATCGCAACGCAATGCAATAGGTCTGGTCCACATTGAAGGCGAAGGGGATCAGCCGCACCCCATCCGTGCCGCCTGCCAGCGAATAAAGATGCCGCATGCCAGGGCGGCGGCGGATGCCCCCTTGCGGCTTTACCAGCATGTTCCGGATCAGCGCCGCGCTGGAATAATACCGCGCCACCTCAATCCGCGCGGTCAGGCTGGGCGCAACCTCGCCAGCGGTGAAGCTGGTTTGCTGAACCTTTACGGCGCGCATCAGCGGCCCCAGCGGGCGGTGAGTAGCGGCGTGTGCCCAATGCGCTGGGGTGTCTGCTGCTGGCTATCCAGGTTGCGCGCCACGCGCATCAGGCCGCCGCTTCCATTTTCCATGGGGCTGCCAAAAGTCCGGCGATAGAAAGCATCTGCCGCCGTGGTGCCGGCCCCTACCGCGATGGCCAAATCAGCGGCAAGGGCATTGCGCGCCAAATTAGTGAACCATGCCGGCCAGGCGGCGCTGTCAATTTCAACCTGATAATCGCAATAAAGAATAGCGTGATGGGAAAGGATGCGGTTTTCAAAGATTTCCCATTCATCAGCCGGATTGGCGCGCGGGTCTGGTCGTACTGACCGAATGAAAATCTGTTCGGGCGGCATGGCGTGCTGATAGGTCCATTCCGTCAGCGGCGGTTCCGCCACCTGCGCCAGCATGGCCTTGCGCATGGTGAAGCGCCATGGGTAGGCAGTCAGCATAGCGCGCAAGGTGGTGGCCACAATGCGGTTGCAGCTTTCCGCAAGGTCTGTGCCTTCATCGAAGCTTGACACGCCAAATTCGCCAAGCATGCGCAGCGCTTGGTTGGTCAGGTCAATGTCGGCAAGGCTGGTCATGGCAGCGGCGCCAGCGCAACGGCTTCATCTGCGCGCGCCCAAGCTTCGGACCAAGTGCGCGCATGCGGTTTGCCTGGGCGCCAGGTCCGCAAATAGTAATCCCAGCCTTGGGCTTCGCCTTCTGGCAATGGCTTGGGATCAGTCCAAAGCAGCAAGCGCGCAAAGGCCGCGGCCAAGTAATCATGCTTGGCTTGCGCAAAGCCAGCCCAGATTGTGTGCTGATCAAAGGGCAGGCCAGCCATGGCCGCGTGATAACGCGCAAGTCTGCTGCTGGCATGGTGGCGCATGACACCACCAACGCCCCCGCCGCTTTCAAACTGCCAAAAGCCGGTTGCGGGACCAAGCACGGCGGGGCCGGTATCAACCTGGTCCCGATATAGAAAACGGCTTTCTTGCCAGCCGATGGCCAGCAGCAGCCTTTCAGCTGCGGGCGTATGCGCGATTTTTTCAGCACTTGCCATGCCGGCCAATACCGGGCGGATGATCTGGCTCAACACCAAATCAAGCCGGGCATTGGGCAGGAAGTCCAGGCTCATTTGCTGGCGCGCTTGTTCCAGATAGACAAGCCAACACCCGCCAAGGATGTTGCCGCGCCGACAACCACATTCAGCGAATTGGCGTCCAGGTAGCCTTTGGCTACAAAACCGCCACCAATCACGGTCAGGATGTGCCTGGCCACGCCAAGCCACATTTCATTTGTCATTTTTCTTCTCCTTTGGGTCAATGGAAAGAAAGCGGCGCCAGAACATGACTGCCATTTGCGTGATAACCGGCGCGCCAAGATGGCCAGCAATGGCGCCGGCGGCGGCAATGGCCAGCGGGTGGGCGTGGCCAATGCCGATTGCCACGCCACCGCCGATAAGGCCGGCCACAATGGCGCTTGGGGTTTCCAAAAGCACATCAGGCCAATTGATCCGGCGGCGTTCGCCCGCGCTGCGGCGCAGCATTTTGGCAAAGCCTGCCAGCCATGCCGCGAAAGTCGCGGCGGCAATTTGCATGATGTGTTCGCGTTCCATGCGGGGGGACTAAGCCCGCCCACCGCTGGAAAGGCGGGCAATGACCTGCCCGCTTGTGATGGCGGTCAGGCGCAGCCGAAAAAGAAGGCCATCTTCATGGCTCGGAAATTCGATGATCCGATTGAAGGGCGGCGCGACGGCAGCCAAAAGGCTGGTGCCCGCGCGGTCCTGCGGCACAACCCAAGTGGTGCCGCCGTCCACACTCATTTCAAGGGTCAGGGTGGCGCCAACTGGCGCTGGCGTGCCGGCATTGGCCATTACCAAAAATGGCCCGTTGATTTCCACCGGGCCGCATACCTCATTTGCCGCAATCATATTGGCGTTGTTGATGAAGCGCGAAGCCACGTCACGCGGGCCAGATACTTGAAAACCCATGAATGCCCCCATGGAAAGGGCGGACCTTGCGGCCCGCCCTGCTGGTTGTGATTAGTCGGTGTTGGTCGCCGTCAGCGCCAACGCATCGGTCACGTCCACTACGCCAGCGGCGGAAATGGTCTGCACCACATGAAGCCCGGCGGTTTGCGGCACCCCGGAAGCATTGATGGTCAGGCGCAAGATGACATCACCAACCGACAAAACACGGAATGCGTCATTGAAATAACCGCTGGTGTCCACGCCCGCGGCGGTGTCCGCGGTGCGATACATCCAAAGGCGCGGCACGCCCGGCACGGTTTCTGCGGTGCCATTTTGAATAGGCGTGGCAAGGCTGCCAGCCGGGCCAAGATTTCGTGCGATATAAGCCATGGATCAGGACTCCTGCGTGGCAATTTCGATGACGCCCAGCGCGTCAATCGCGACAGCGCCGGCCTTGATAAGCTGTGCGGAAAGCCAGCTGGTCTTTTCCGCCACATAATTCACTTCCAGCGGTTCATTATGGGCGATGGCCAAGCCAATCGCCTGCATGTCAAAGGCAAAGCAGCTGCGCGTGGTGGATGCCAGCGGCAGGCCGCCTTCGTCGCGGTCGTCAATCACGATGAAATCAAAGCCATACAGGCGCGGCAGGGTGCCGGTCTGCACAACGTATTGATCAACAAAATCCTTACTGGTAAAACGCTGTTCGGAAGTCAGGTCTTCTTTGGCGCGCGCGCTGATTACCATTTTGCGCTGGCCTTGCGGCACGGCGCGCGCATCCATCAGGGCCATAGCGCGGCGCATTTTGGCATCGGTCAGGCCGGTGCTGGCAACGGCGATATTGGCTGAAGCATTGGCGGCGTCCAGCGCGGCGATGATCATCTGATCAAGGCGGCGGCCAATGGCGGCGCCGATATTGTTGGCCAAAATGCTGCGTTCTTCGAAATTGACCAGCTGCGCGTCCAGCTTGTCTGTGTATTCCGCCGCAATCCAATCGGTCAGCGTGGCGGTCGCTTCGGTATACTGGGCGTTCATCACCGTTACGTCAGTGCCGGGAAGGCGGGGCTGCGCCTGGCCGCGCCCTACGCGGCGGAAGCGCGCGGTGCTGCCCGTTACGTTGGTGCGCACACGCACATGCGGGCGCAGCGCGCCAGCGTTCTGATATGCCGCTTTTACCTCGGCATCGAATTCAATTTGAGCAATTGCGGAAAGGGCCTGCGCCATTGCTAAGCTCCTCTGAAAAAAACGTCCTCACGTTCGTTTCGGATGAAGCCGCTGCCGGCGGGGTCCCTATGGGATAAGCCCGTGGTGTCGCGGGTCCTACGCTTGGGGCTGTGCCGTCGCCTCCGTCACGGTCTGTTCATTGTGCTTTTCTGCCAAAAGGCCCGGCGGGTTTTGCAGCCCCGCCGGGTAGGTTTGGGAGGAAAGCGACATGGAACACACAAGCCATGAAATACACATATGCCCCCGCGTCGGCGCAAGGGGGTTTTTTGCTACATTTTACAAAAGGCCGCGCCGTTCGAGTTCCTTCAGCGCGCGGCGTCCGCGTTCAATTTCTTCATCCCCGCCGGGTTGGCCTGCGTTCTTTTTGGCATAGCCTGCGGTCATCAGCTTATGTGCGTCTTCGCGCGTCATATCCGCGCCGGCAAGGGTATCCAGGGGAATGGCTTTTTCGCCAGTCAGGGCGCGCAATTTGGCCAAGGCGCGGATGCCATTGGCATTGCCCGCTTGCAGCAAAGCATGGGCTTCGCCTTCGGTCAGGCTGCCGCGCGTTTGCATGCCCTTGATCCATGCCTTCATGTCGGAAATCATCAAATCCGCATTGGGGCCAAGCTGCTGCTTTTGCTCGGCCAAGGCAGCTTGGCGCGCGGCTTCGTCTGCTTCCGGTGATGCGGCGGGTGTTTGCTTGGCGCGTTCGATCTGGTCTTGAATATAGGGGGTGAGGATCGCGGCAAGCTGCGCCTGGCTGACGCCTGCCTTATGCGCGCTCTGCCGCACCTGCTGCCAAAGCGGATCATCCGCTTTCACGATTTCCTCATTCAATCCTTCGACTGTCGGGAAAGCGTAGGCGTCCGGCGTTTCCGGCGCGGCGCCGGTGCCCTGGCTGACCTTCTGGCGCAAATCCTTCCAGCTTTTCGCCATGGCTTCAATGCGCGGTTGGTTGGTGGCCGGGTCCCAAAACTGTTCCGGGATATGATCTGGCCGGGTGCCAGGTGCGGCCGGCGTGGCGCTGGGCGGGGTATCGGATGCGCCGTCAAACAAATTCAGGTCGTCGGCGGGCGGCGCGGCCGCGGGCGCCGGGGCTGGCGCGGGCGTGGGCGCCGGGGCGGCTTGGGGCGGGGCGGCGCTGGGCGCGGGCGGTTCGCTGGTGGTGGCGGACATATCAAGCGGCCTTTCCAGGTGCGTAGGTGAGGAAATGGATCAGGTCGCGCAAGGCAGCCTTGCGGCCTTCCAGGTACGCGGTGTGCGGGAAGTCCATGCCGGGCGTATAGCTGTCCGGCGTTTCGCCTTGCAGCACCAAGCCTAGCGCGTGAATTTGGTTTGGGTGCGCCAGCGCGGCGGTTATTGTATCCCGCCTTTTCTGCGCTAATGGGTCTAGTTGCATCAGGGCGCCAAGCTTGCTGTCAACTTGCTTGGCCTCAATGACGCGTTTCAAGAAATCTCCTGTGTCACTCATTGCATTGGCTCCGGGGTGGGTGGTGGGGTGGTGGCAGCCTTGGCAAGCTGGCCGGCTACCTGGGCCATGACGGGGCTTTGCATCAGGCCCATCATTTGCGCGTTTTCCTGGTTGGCGCCCTGTTCATCGCGCAAAGCTTGTTCATCCGGTATTAGCTTGGCTGGCACGCCGGATCGTTCCGCAAGCCAGCGCCCGGCCTTAACCGGATCAAGGCCCGCTTTCACCATTTCCATGCCTGGCTCGCCAAGGCTCATGACGCCGGCGGTGAATTGCATGACCGATTGAACATCGGCCACGTCTTGCGCGCGGGCCAATGGGCTGGTGGTTTTGGTGCGGATCAGGTCTTGTTGCAGCGCTTCCATCACGCCTTTGAATTGCGGCGCAGCGAATTGCCCGGCTTCTTCCAGAATATCTATGCAGCGGGTAACGGTTGGTTTTACCGCGTCAATTTCCAGCCGGCCAAAGGCGCCAGTGTCTTTCTGAAATTCCCGGACCCGTTCAATAACTTCTGTGGCGGTAAGCCCCACCTGCACTTCCGGCGGCAAGGGGCTGTCAAACAGAATTTGCCGAATGCTGGTTTTCAGTTCTGCTTCCATCATTTGGGAAATGTCAAACCGCGCGGGCATTTCCAGGGCCTTCAAGCTCTGGCCCATGGGTCCGCCATTGGACCGCACCGGGATCAGCGCATTGGGCTGGATTTTCACGGCGTCCACATTGATCACGCCATCATCCATGACAGTCCACATGGGCGTAACGGCAAAGCTGGCGCTGATTAGCGCCAATTCGCGCAGCTTATTCAGCGTGCGGATATCGGGCAGCGCCATGGTCAGCGGACCCCGGCCATAGGTTTCGCCCGGCGCCTTCATCCAGCGCGTGATGACCCATGGATTGGTGCGGTAATAGCGCTTGACCAGTTCGGTTTTTGCATCGCGCAGTAGCACTTGGAAGCACCATTTGCCTTCTTGGGCGTCATAGGTGGTGCATTGCAGCAGCAGAATTTCATCTTCCGGCGCGGTGCGGATTTTTTCGTCAATTTCGCGCGGCAGGTTTTTCGCGTCTGGGTAGTGGCGCTTGATGTTGCGGGCCGCGATGCGCTGGCTATAGAACACGCCTTCGATCACGCCAAAGGGGCCTTCATCAAAGGCAACCAAGGCGGCGGGCACGCTGGTAAAGCGCAGCAAAGGGCCGTGGCTGCGGCCTGAAGCAAGCCTGCCATTTTCAATTAGAATAGCCGAAACGCCAGCGGCCAAATCATGCGCGGCTTCGTGCATGCAGGGATCGAAGTTGGATTGGCGGATATGCTTGAAAAGAATCTCCGTCAGCCCTTGCACTTCTGCCCGCAAGCGCTTGGTTTCGTCTGTGTCTTCAATGTCTTCTGGCAGGGTCAGTTCTGCCCAGCGCTGGCCCGGCGGAAACAGGGCATTGCAAAGCCGGGTGGCAAAGCGCGCGGTCGAAAGCATGGCCGTGCTGTCATAGACTTCTGAAATGCGTTCCTGGCCGTAGCCATAGCTGGACCAGGCATCGCGTTCCGGCATGGCGTAGCGGTAGCATTCGCGCATGAGCGATGCGAAGGCATTCCGCTTGCGTTCGGCAGTCTGCGCGCGCTTGATTAGCGCTTCGGGTTCCATAGACATGGATTAGGCCCCCAGCGTGGGTTGCATTGGGCGCGTGCCGTCTATGATCCCGACTTCATCCAGCAATAGCGAATTGCGCCCGGCCATGCGGGCGCGCCTGGCGCGCGCCGATGCTTCAGCTGCGGCTTCCGTTGCTTTGATCTGGTCTGCCTGTTCGGTCAGCAAGCGCGCCTGGGCCGCTTGGGCGGCAAGCTGTTCTGGCGTCGGTCCGGGGATGGTGGGCATTTTGATCTGCGGCATGGGGTTCCAGCGTTCGACCATGTTGCCGATGGAACCCAATACGTTTGCTCGCTCTGTGACTTTTTCAATTTTCTCGCCAATATCTCGGAACGGCGTTGCGCGCGCGAAAATTTTCCATGGGTTCCACGACATAATCTATCCTTTCTAGCTGTTTGCGGTTGGAAAAACATGGCTTGCGCCAGCGCGGCGCAAGTGGCGGTAAAGCTGGTGCGGCGTGACAATCCAGGGGCGGCCAATGCCCAAAAGCGCCTTGATGAATTCCACGCAGGACATTGGGCCGCGCATCATGGCCTTTGGGGGCGGGCGGGTTTCGTCCACCAAAAGGATCAGCGCGCCATGCTGTTCCTGCAAATTGCGCGCGCATTGGCCAATGCTGACATTTAGAAACTCCACCCGCGCATAGCTACCAAGATGTTCGGCTATCAGCGTGCAATCCGGCCCGGCATAGCGCAGCAAAACGCAATGCCGCCAAGCGGGATGCAGGCGGCGCAGATACCAAGGCTGCCGCAAGCCATTCATTTGCGCTGGGAAGCACACAAAGGAATAGCTTGCGCCGGTGAAATCGCGGCTTGGCAGGGCGGGCAGTGTGCTCATCGCGGGCGGAAGGTGGTGGCCATTTCGCCACGATCGGGCGGTGCCTGGCGGTGATTGGCCGCGCCCGTCCGGTCATGCTGCGCCTTGTATTCCAGCAACATGGAAATCGCATTGGCTGCGGGTTCCTGGCCAAACAGGGCGGCGCGGCGCTGTAGCCAATAATAATGCCGCAACGGCAAGCGCAGCTGCACCGTCACAAAATCCACGCCTTCCTGCGGTTCTGCATCGGCATTGGGTTCATCAATGGGTTGCGTCGGTTCGATAGTTAAGGGCATGTCAATTCATCCTTTGGGTTGCGAAAACATTGATCTGCGCCGGGCGCAGAATGGGCCTTGTCGCCTGGGCGCGCTTTTGGCCCCGGCCTAGGACTTCGTGATAAGCGCCACCATCCAGCAGCGCGTATTGATCAGCTTCCACCAGGTGCGATGCCCAATTCTTGGCGGGCCTGGTTTCCTGCCGCACCGTGCCGGCGCTGCGCACAAGCGGGTAGAAGTAATCGCGGGAAAGGGCCTTGCGCGTCAGCGTGCAAGATGGGTCAATCAGCAGGCCCGGCACGCGGCCATCAATGAGCCGCGTCATGGGCAAGCGCAGCGCTTCTTGCCGGGGGGTCGGGTCATTGGTGGGCGCTGGCGCCACGGCGATATTGGCCACGCGCGCAACCGTATCAATCCAGCTTGCTTCACCGGCGCGGGTATCTGCACCATGGGCGGCGGATGGATCGGCATGCGCGCGAATGGCCAGCCCGCGAAAGCGGTCTGCCAGAATTTCGGCCAGTTCTTCGCCAAACCGATTTGGGCCGGTGATGCTGCCGCCGATCTTCTCATGCGTCGAAAGCTCGGCCAGCTTGCGCCATTGGCCATTGGCGGCGCGCTGCCAGAAGCCTGCCGCCGGTGTGCCGCCGGCATCCATGCCGATGATCAGCGGGCGGTCCAGAATATCCAAAGGCTCCTTGGCCATGTGGATATCATCATTGAATTCCTGATAAACCGCCGTGCCGCTTTTGCTGATCCCGGGCTGGTTATGCACCATGCGCCGCGCTTCATCCGGTTTCAGCACTTTCAGCATTTCCGTATAAAAATTTGCGGGCAGAACGCGCATGTTCTCCGCATTGGGATCAAGCCCGCCCGGTTGGCGGAAAAGCTTGTGACCATCACGCAGCTTGTCCAGAAAATCGGCCAATACCCAATTGTCGAATTCCGGGGCATTGCAGGTGCCCCAGGCGAGCTTAGGATTGATCCCAATGGTTTCGCGCGGGTAACGCCCGCACCGGGACCATACCCAAGCCAGCGTTTCAGGCAGCATCAAATCCACTTCGTCAATATAGGCGAAGGAACCTTCCCAGCCGCGCATGGCTTCTTCAACGCGCTGGTCGCCAAGGGCAATGAATTCCACCGTCATGTGAATAGGCAGGCCATCGCCGGGGTGTGTCAGCGCCAGTTCATGCGTGGCCGGGTCCCCAGCGCCGCCGCGCCATACGCCCATATTGCGCGGAAACCACTGGTTCCAGCTTGCCATGGTAGTTTTTTCAAGGTCTTTTTGCAGGCGACGGATGACGCCAAATTTGACCTTGCGCACCCCACTTGGCGCGGCTGGCCAAAGGTAAGACATGACATGCCCGCGCATCAGCCCGGTTGTGGTTTTGGCGCTACCAACCGGACCCATTAGGACGGAGATCGGGTTTTCATTTTCAAGGAAGGCTGCGCCAACCGGGCCGGGCGGTTCCCACAAGGCGGCGGTCATGGTGTGTTTGCCGTGGTGAAGCGCACTGCCACGCCGTCATATTCAAGGGGCGGCAGAAGCGCCAAGGCTTCATTCAGGGCCTTCACCGCTTTGGCTGGCTGTTGGGTGGCCATATAGGTTTTTGCCACCACGAGCAGCGTGCGGATTTCAGAAACGGCCTCTGGCACCATCATGATGGCTGATTTTCCAGCGCCAGCGCTTCATGCAAAATTCCCTTGGCGCGCGTGATCTTGGACCAAAGCACGCTGACGCCATGCAATTTCATTTCTTGTTTGGCGGCAGTATCAAGCTTTTCTACGGCTTCCTTGATCAGCATGTTATTGAGAAGCGCGTACAGGACCCTGTCGTTGTCTTCAAGTTGCAGCCGTTGTTTACTCGCCATTCTCATTCCCCTCACCATCCAAAGCCAATTCCACCGGGATCAGCGCGCATCGCGCCGTCACGCCGCCAAAGCGCAAGGTGCTGCCTGTGCTGGCGCCCTCCGCACTTTCGAGCGCGCTTTTCCAGCCGCCGGCGGCACCGCTGCGCGGCTTCCAATGCGTGTCCCTGAAAATCTGCGCCAAGCCTGCATGGCTATTGGCCACGGCCAGCCAGCCAAGCGGGTTTTTGGTGGCCGGGTCTTCCAGCGGGCGGTCGTTGACTTTCATCGGATGAAAGCGCAGCCCAATCGCTTGCAGCACGCGGTTGGCGTCATCGCGTTCACCGCGAAAGGGGCGGCGCGGCTCGCCCGTGTCCGTGTCCTGCAAAACCGCGCGGCCTGCGGCAACGGCAATCACCGTGCCGATGGCGCGCTGCTCGCCAGATTTGAAGCCCTGGCACATCATGCTTGTCAGGTGATCCAGGCACCAGCGCCATTCCGGGCGTTCCTCGGCGCGTTCGCTGCGCGTGGCGTCCACCATGCGCGCCACCATTTCTGCCCGCGTGTCGCTATCGGCTGGCGCGTCATGGCGCAGCACGTCTTGCACTGCCAGCAACGTGCCGAATTGGTCCGCCTGGCGCGCATCCATCCCCGCGGTCATCAGGCTATCGCGCCAGATCGGCAATTCTTCCTGGAACGCATGCCAGCGGTCCATCATCCGCCGGAAGATGCGCTTGCCCAGCGTTTGCAATTCATCTTCCGTCACCAAAGGCGGGCGACCTGTGGTGACGCGCTTCATGTCCAGGAAGATGATGCGGCTGGCATCCTGCGCTTTCAGCGGCGGGCGCAGCACGGAAGCGAACAAGCCCATGAACCTGGCTGCCTGCGTGATCACTTGCTGATCCGTGGTGGCGCGCATCACCAAGCCACCACTGGCGGCAAGGCGCATCAATTCGACCTTGGCATTTAGGCGAGACATTTCTTCCGATGGCTCGGCTTCATCATGCAGCACGGGAACGGCATCATGCTGTAGCGCTGCCCGGATGGATGGGGCTGAAGCATCCGCCACAAGCCGCGCGTAATCCCCGCGATGCAGAAGCTCGGCAATCACGCCCATTAGGGTGGATTTCCCTGATCCGCGTTCCCCGGCAATCCAGGCTTGCGGGCGCCAGCGCAGCGCGCCGCAAATGAAGGCGGCGGCTATCCAGCCGGTCAGCAAAATCGGATCTATTTCAGGCCGGCGCCATTGCCATTTGGAAAGCAGCGCCAGCAATTGTTCGCCCGGTCCATCCGGGCCATCGGTCTGATATTCGCGCGCCGGGCCTGGCCGGGTTGGCCGCACCGGGTAGATATACCGCCCGCGCGCGCCGGGTCTTTGCGTGGCGCCGCCGGCAATCAGGGTGGACCCAAGATGCACAACCAAATCATCATCTTCGCCAGCCCATGCGCCCGTGCCGCGCAAGCGGTCTTCACCACTCCAAGCGCCTTCCATAGCGCAAGCATTGATTAGCGCGCCGGCTACATCATCCGGGCGGAAATCTGTGGTCAGCCCTTCCTTGCTGGTTTTGGGCCAATGCTTGCGCAGATAGCTTTCGTTGGGCGCGAATAACCCCCGCACCACATGCTTGGAATGCTGCTTGATGGCCACGGCGCAGAAGATGCCGCCTGCGTTCAAATAGTAATTGGTTGCCCCATCCGTGCCGAGCGCCACAACCTGGCAATCATCGGGCAATAGGCCACCGCCGTTTTTCTTTCGCGCTTCCGGCGCGTTCCGCACTGCCGCGCGGATCGGCGTCACCTTGCCATCATCACGATGCGCGGGTGTTGGTTCTGTCACGCTGCTTTTCCCCCAAGCGCCTGGTGCCAGGCGTTAAAATCCTTGTGGCCCGGCGGCGGAAAAACCTCTTTCACGCTGCGGCCTTGTTCCATGTATTGGCGGACTGCCCTTTCCCGCCCTGCCCGGGCTGCCGCGTTTTCGCCGTCCCTATCGAAAGCCAGGGTCAGGTCCGTCAGCTGCGCGGGCAGTTGCACATTGCCCAGATTGGAAAGGCTGATGGCTGCCAGCACGCGCAAGCCGGGGTCATGCAGCGCCAGCGTCAGCGCATCCTCAATGCCCTCACATATCGCCACCACGTCATTTTCCGGGGCCTGCGCCAATGGCCGCGCCGATGCGCCGCGCCAGATGGCGATGGCGCCGCCTTGGTAGCTGCCCAGCACCTTTTTGGCCGCGCGCAAGGGCGCCTTGGTCCATTTGCCATCCCGCTGCGCCAGCCAGGTGCGATGCGTGGCCACATGCTCCCCACGGCGATTGATTGCCGCCACCATGGCGGGAAGCTCGGCATTCACCTCGGCGTTCCAGCACTTGGCCGCAAAGCGCAGCGCGCCCGGCGCGCGGCCCAGCTGCGCGAAGTCAATGCCGCGGCCTGCCAGATATTCTTCCGCCGGGGTGCCAAGGATGGGCACGGCATCCAGCCAAATCTTCCGGGCCTTGAGTAAGCGGCCTTCATTGTCCAATTCCGCCATGCGCGGCTTGGCGGCTGGCACTTGCGGCGCCTGCTGGCGGAAGGGGTGGCCATCATCGCCCATGCCAAGCCATTGCCGGGCCCAGCGCAGCGCTTGCCCTTTGTCCCCGCCAAAGCGGCAATGGGCTATCAGGTCCAGCGCATCGCCGGCACTGCCGCCGCCGTTAAACTCGGCCCATACGCCCGCGCGGTCGCCAGTCAGCCGCACGCCCACACTCTGGCCCGGCGCCCCGGTCAGGTCGCCCGCGCGCCATTCCTGGCCATCCCGCTTGCCGCCGGGCAGCAATTCCCGGCAAAGCGGTTCGATCTGCGCCTTCAAGGCGGCGATGATCGTGTAGATGTCGTGAATGTGGCGGCGCTGGGTCATCCCTCGCCTCTGTGAATTTCGCACCGGAAGATGAACTGGCTTGGCGGCTGGAATACCTCGCGGCATTTCAGGCAGCGGCGCGGCTTGAGGGCGTCTGGGGTTTCTGGGGCGTATTTTCTGGCGGTTTTGACGTGGACAGGCTGGCCCTTCACGCAGCCCAAATCCGATGCTCTGCCCCGGACCGTTACTTCATCCCGGCCAAGCGCATCTGCGATATCCGCAAATCGCACGCGCGGCGTGGCCTGCCGCCCCGCCAAAATCGCGGCGTCTTCCGCCGGCGTGAACCGCCGCCGCTGCTTCCGCCCATCCGCCAGCGCCCCCGGCTCCCCACCCTGGAAAGGGGTGGCGAAGTTTTCCGACCTATCCCCCGCCCGTAGGGCGAGAGGTTTTTCGCTTTGCTCCCCGTGCGGAGGGGCGGACAGGGAGGCGCGCGCGGGCGCGGGGGGTGGGGGGGGAGGGGGGCCGGGGGGGTCGCGCGGGCGCGGCGGGGCGCGCGGCCTGGCGCGGGCAGGCTGGCGCGCGAGGCTTCCGGCTGCTGATTGGCGATTAGCTGCCGAGCATGGCCGGACGCCTTGGTTTCCCTTGGCTTTGCCTGTTCCTTCAAACTGCCGCGCTTCAAACTCATGCCGGTTCGCCCTCGATAACATGCTGATTTGCTTGGCTTTCCGCTGGCGTGCCGATGCGCGCCGCAACCGCACCGCTCACCATGATCTGAACCGCCATAAGCGGCGCGCCATCCACCTGAATGCTCTGAGGCAGCTTCTGGTGCAGATAGGGCAGCGCTTCCTTGAGGGCGGTAAGCTGCCGGTCAAACACCTCCAGCCGGTCGCATTTCAGCTTCTCGCGCAGCTGCTCGGGGTCCATTCCGGCAATCTCAAGCAGGCGCTCTAGCGGGCTCCCGTGCTTGTCAATCAAGTGGCGGACCCATTCGCGGGTTGCGCGGTTCCCTGCGCCTGCTGGGCGGCCTGGGCCGATGCGCGCGGGCGGAGGCGCCAGGTCCGGTGCCAGCGCTGGCTGATCCAGGGCAGGCCGCGCGGCGGCTGCTGCGGCTTCCTTGATCTCGCGCCGCTCCGCGCGCTGGCGCTCTCGGTGGCGCTGCTTCGGGGTCTCCGCGGTCATGCCGGAATGCCCCTGTTTTTATTCTCCCGCCTGTTACGCCCGGTTGCGGCCAAGCGTAACGGAAGTAACGTAGTCAGAATAAGGAATATATCTCTCTTTTTATGCCTGTTACGGTTGTTACGGCCCGCGCGCGCGTATGAGAACGCAATAAGGGCACCACACCCGGGCGCTCGTGACATTACATGCGCGCGCGAAAGCGTAACAAGCGTAACATGCGCGCAAGCCCTTGATATTGCAGAGGAAAAGGCGTTACAGCTAACGCAACGCTGCGTAACATCTGCCACACCATTGAAAACAAAGGAAAAGCCCCCTGCCCTGCTCCCCAAGGCCCATATCCGGCTCCAAGCTCGCGCGGAATGCCTGCCTTCAGCCCTGGGGGCAGGGGAAACGGGCAAGGCCGGGCTGCGCCTGGCACGAGGGGCTGGGGCAATCATGCGGCTGCGCTGGGCTGGGCTGAGGGTTGGGCGTTCATGCGGCGGTATCAATCGCCGGTGGAATATCGCGCCTAGATGTTTCGTCTTGCGCTGGCGTTAAGGTTTCTGCAACCTTTGAGACGGGGGGAGAGGCTAGGCTCAACCCCTCCGTGCCTGCTGGTCGCCAAGACAAGCCGGCACGGTCGGCCATCATCCAAAGGGGGACCGCATGACGCGAGGGCAACCGGCCACGCCAAGACCAGGTAGCAACGGCGCCGGGCTTAACGCCCAGGCCGGTGGCTACTCCTGCTGGTCCGCCCAGGGCGGTGATGACCTCGCGCAAATCCATGTCTCACACATAAATCACTTTACGTGATATTGTCAAACTCCCAAATTGTTGGGGCGGGAGATAAGGGCATGAGCGCTACAATCATCACCATGAGTGAGATCAGAAATGGCCGGTCATTGGCTGACGCTGCGCAGGATACGGCCGCAATCGGGCGGCGTTTGAAGGCTGCACGCATGGCGGCTGGGCTGCGCCAAAGTGATCTGGCTAACATTGCGGGCGTGGGGCAGAGTTCCACCGCGAATTGGGAAGCTGGCACGCGCCGGCCCAAGGTTTCTGAAATCGCGCGGCTGATCCCGGTGCTGCATATCACTTTGGATTGGCTTTATCTGGGGGATGATCGGTCTTTGCGGTGGGATAAACGCGAGGAAATCGAGAAAATTCTAGCTAGCTTGCCGGAAGTTTCTGATCTGGCATCCATCAGGGATGCCTCTTGATCCCGTTTAAGCAAGGCCAGCGCAAGGAACATCTAAAAACCGGGCGCGCGCTGGGTGCGGCGGCGCAAGATTTGCCGGCCATCGGGCGACGCCTTCAGGCTGCGCGGCGATTGGTCGGACTGCGCCAGAAGGATCTTGCTGCGGCATGTCTTGTCACGCCAACAGCGGTGACCAATTGGGAAGCCGGGACGCGTCGCCCCAAGGTGTCTGAGCTGGCGCGGCTGCTGCCGATGCTGGGAGTTGATTTAGACTGGCTTTATTTGGGCGATGATCGCGGCCTTAACTGGGAAAAACGCGAGGCATTGGCCAAAGCAATTGGCGAAACCGCCGCGCCTGGTTGCGCACCCATTTAGGCTTGGCTCGGATATTTCAAAAAGGGATATTGCATCTATCACAAAAAGTGATAGATTATGCCACCCGCTAAGGAGGCGGGCAGGCATGACAAGCGAAAAACTGCGCAATCTCTCACAAACATTCAAGGCATGGGCTGGGGTTTCCTCCGGCGTGGTGCTGTCTCCGGATCAGGCGCTGGGCGTATCCCTTGCGCTGCAATCCGCGGCGGATCAGGTGGCCGGCATGGAAGGCGCGCCGGTTCCGGCCTGGCTGGCCGGCGATGACCTCGGCGCCAATGTGGTGCGCTTTGCCGATTTCGCGCCCGCGCCGCGTTCCGCGCCAGTTGCGCCACGGGGGGCAGCATGAGCATTCAAATTCAAGGCGGCTGGCTTGATCAGCGCTTGATCCGCCGCGCGCGCAAAGCGACCTTCTGTCGTAATTGCGAGAGCGACATCTTGCCCGGAAATCACTACGCAGAGATGGAAGTTGACCCGGACGTGGCCGGCGGGTTTGGTCAAAAGAAGCTCTGCATGGCCTGCGCCGGCCCCGAAGCCCGCGAAGCCGCGTTGACGTGCGGAAAGGCGGTGGCAGCATGACCCCGGGCCAAGTGAAGCTGGCCATGACCAGCGTGGAAGCACATGAAGCGGCAGTGGATGCGCTGCGGCGGTTCCGGTTTTTTGCCGGCGTGTCGCTTGATCCCGTCAAGGTGCAAGTGCGCGTGGGTGATGGGAAATCCGCCCGCGATATAGTGGAAGCGGAAATTGATCCCGGCATCATCGAAGCGGCGCTGTCTGATCTGGTGCGTAAGCTGACGCGGGAGCTTGATCTTCTCGGCGTGCGCAGCGCCGATAACCTGGCGCGGGATGGCGGCGGCAATGTCGCGGCGTTCATCCCAGCAAGGCGCGGCGGGCCGATATGATCCCGGCGCGGCGCGTGGCTTGTGCCGATGAAATCGCGGCCATACTTGGTTGCAAGCCGCGCGCATTTCACGCGCGGCGCGCGCGCCTGGTGGCGGCGGGCTTTCCGCCACCTCTGCCGGGGCTGGGGTGGCGGTGGGATATCCAGGCGGTCGAGGCTTGGATTTCCGCGCAATCCGGCGCGCCTGGTGCTGGTGATCCTGGCGGGATTGAGGCGCGCTTGATCGAACGCGCGGCGGCAATGGCAGCGGCCTGAAAATAATTTCGGGGCGCTGCATTTTTTTGTTGACAAGCCTTTTTTATTCCCTATAAATGCGGATCAAGCGAGGGATTGGCCCCGCTATCATGAAGGGATTGCCCCATGTCAAAGCAAGGTATTCAGACCCATTATTTGAGCGTTGCAGAAACCGCGCGGCTTATTCGCGCGGCGCTCAAGTCTGCTTTTCCTGGCGTCAAGTTTTCGGTCCGGTCTGAAAAGTATTCGGGCGGCTGCTCGGTTGATGTGTCTTGGACTGATGGCCCAACCGGCAAGGAAGTTGATGCGGTAGCCGGCATGTTCGAAGGCAAGCGTTTTGATGGCATGATTGACATGGCTTGGACCGCAAAGCTTTGGCTTTTGCCGGATGGCACCGCAACGGTCGCCAGTGATCCCGGAAGTGAGGGCAGCATGGGCACACGCGCAGCGGTGCGCCAATGGATGCCGCACCCGGATGCAAAGCTGATTTGCACCGGCGCCTATGTCTTTTGTCGCCGGAATACCAGCCAAGAATTTGAGGCGCGCATCAAGGGCTTTATCGCGCGGCGCGGCGGCTGGCAAAACGTGTTTGGCAATCAAGGCGGCGCCCGCGATGAATTGGACGCTGTGC